ATTTGCGAAATTAATTCCAGAGGAATCGCTACCTGGAGTATCTAATGGAAGAATCGGTGAGATGGCATACCTATTTGTGAATTTACTCCATGTTCTAAATCTAACAGGATACCAGGTTTGATCTGACCCAGGAAATCTTGTTGTCCAAATTGGATTGGGGGGACATCTTCCTATTTGAACTGGAAGTTGTTCTTGAGGAACAGGTGGAAGTGGAGCATCAATAATCATTGATACTCCAATCGGATTTCCATACCAAGATTTTGAAGATATTATTTCAATAACTTCTGAAGTTGCTTTAGTCTCCCCTACCTCAAAAATCAAATCAAAAGTAGTTCTTCCGTCTGGTGTTTTTTTCTTATTGGTTGCCCTAAAAGAACCAATATTTGTTGTAATTTGAATATCATCATTATCATTATCAGATTGTATATGATCTGCAAAGATTCTATCAGAATCTCCGACTCCACCTTCTCTATTTTTTGTTCCATTTTTGATTATACCCTGCTCAACACCACCAGACTTTGTAGATGAAGCCGATATTTTAAACTTACTTTTTGGATTTATTTTAATAGTCTCTTTTCTACTTTGACCACTCTTAGAATTTCCTTTTAATGTAAAAGAATGATCATCGCTAACAAAAGAGAATTTCATCTTATCAGTGTTTCTTCCATCCCCAGTTATTGTAAAAGTAACATCAACTGTACTTGATTTAGAAACAGGAGCATTTACCTTTTCAGTAACTGGAATATTTAAAAGATCAACTTTTACAATATGATTACCTTCTTGTATTGTTTTTTGTAAGGGAGAAGGATTATCTTTAAAACTCTTTAAACTTCCAACTAAACTATTATCAATATAAACTTGTGCGGTATTATCACAAACTCCTCTAAAAATATACTCTCCACTGATAGGAAAATTCAATTCCCATTCCATTGAAAAAACTTTTCCAGATTCATCACTCCCAAGAACATCAGAAGGTCTAACTGGAGAGACTGCGTATTGATTCATAAACTCCCCCCAATCAGGGAAAGTTACTGCAGTCGTGTCCTGTGTTGCATATAATTTTTCGGGAGTAGTAACTCTATCTGGTTGCTTCTCTCTTGTAGACCAAAAAGGTTTCTTTAATGCTTTCTGGAATATTTCAATTTCTCTTTGTATTGGGTCTGCGCCAACTCTGGTATAGGTTTGTGGTTCCCATGGTCCCAACAGTTCCCCGTTAGGACCATATCTTACCCCATACCCAACATCAGTATCCTCACAAATTTCATACTCTTCAAAATCCTCTTCTCCCTCAAACACTTCTATTTCATCAACAGTCTCACCAAGAACAGCAGTCAAAACAGCACCATTACCAATCTCACAATCATCCTTCGCTGCAACGATTGGAGCATATTGATAACCATGCCCACCACTCACAACATCAACCGCAAGTAAAGATCCATCTCTACCAATAACTGGATTACCTACAGCACCAATTCCACCACCACCAAAAAATTGAATTCTTGGTGGGCCACATTCTTTATATTCTTGAATGCCACCACACTTATCATTTTTTGCATTCAAGTCATTTGGAGTAAGTGCATTGACTTCATTAATATTCAAATATCTAATATTATTGTCGCCATCTCTAAAGACAAAAGTTGTTCCTGGATTATCTTTAGCATAATCATTTGCTTCACATACAGAAACTCCATCAACATATCCCAGAGAAGGATGAACATATCCAACTCTAATATCGTCCTGTGATGATGATCCAAATAAAGTAAAAGACATTTTTATTATATTGATCCTATGAATTGAGAAGCTTGATTAATGAATTGAGATCCCTTAGTTATATCAGTAATTATATCACTTTGATTTTGACTTGGTTGTGCAAATGGAGTTTCGGTAGTTTGTGGTGGTGCAGTAGTTTGTTGAGATGCTTTATCAACTTGTGCAGGTCTTGGTTGTTGTGGATCTTCAGCAGCACCACTTCCACTATGAATTGTATAATAATCCGATGCGGCACAATTTGGTTTTAAGTCGCATCCAAATATATTAAGTTTAATATTTTCAAAACTTAATGCGGAAGTGATGCTACCAGTTATACCACCAATCAAATCCTTTACACTTCCAATACCACCAGAAACAGTTCCAAGAGTATTTTGGATATCACTTAAAAACTTATTTACATTATCTAAAATACTATTTACCGTAGTATTCATCTCATTCATATTTAATGATATCAATTCTCCAGTAAATTCTTCAACCGAACAAATGGGTGGTCTTGGTGCTTTGGCATTTCCATCCTTTGGCGGAAGTTCTCTTTTAATTTTTTTATTTAATAGTCCTTCTATCAGGGCACATAGATTATTTGAAATCTTATTATAAAGACAAGTAATTAATTCGGTAATGCTTTCCTTAATATCAAAATACATATATCTCATATTAGGAGGCAATTGCTCCACGGTTGGTGCAAGTCCTTTATTGATTTGTTTTAGGACATACTCCATAATCTTATCAAAAACCACCTTCATATATTTCGCAAGAATACAAGCGAACCTGGAGATTAAACTTTGAATTGACCCAACCAAATTTGAAACTGCATCAACATATGATTGAGCAGCATTTAAAACTTTATCAATATCTTTTGTTAGATTATCAAGTTCAGTTTGAATTGCTTTAAGTGCTGACTTGACCTTATCGCACGGAGACATTAATGCAGTTTTCTTGTGATAGTATTCATTTGAAACTATACAAGCTTTAGTTACCTTATGTACTCCATCAACGCTTTCAATTGTAGCGCCAGGTTGTGAAGGAGAAGTTGGTGAATTTGCTGCTTCGCACCTTGCTTTAATTCCAGCAGAAACTGCCTTTTGAACGAATTCACTTCTTGCAGTTCCTGTTAATCCTCTGGATTCAGCTTCAGCAAGAGCACTCTGTTGATCTCTAAATTGAAGTTTGGATAGAGGTTTATCAGATCTTAACCCAAACTGATTTACCGAAACTCCAGGAGGAGCAGGAGCACACTCATCTGATTGTTCTGGAGATTTTGGTTTATTAATTTCAATCCCACGATCAGGGACTTTTATATTTGGATCTTTGTTTCCATCCGCAGGAGTTGCAACTCCACTTGTCGCAAGACTTCCAGGTTGAGTATTTGTAACTCGGTTATCTTTAATAGTTGTCGCTAAAGGAGTCTGTATGTTGTTTCCAAGAACTCCCATAATGACAGGAACTTGTTGCTCCTGTCCATCAAGAAAAAACCCAAAGACCATCATTCCTTGTCTTAGGTTTGCAGTGGCAGCGGCATTTGCTTGTCCACCACCACCAGTCACAGGATACATTACCTGAGCCCAAGGAAGTTTATCAGAAGATATTTCACTCTCCCCTTGGTCGTGTAATCCTATAATACGAACTTTATAACGATATCCCCAACCAGGATTCTGATCTTTACTTTCAAATTTTCCCGATAAGATATTATCTCGCCAGGTTGAATCACTGGCAATCTGCCCTACCCACCAATTAAAATGTGCCCCAAGAAACCCAGGATTGAATAAGGATCCGCCTTCCATTAGTTATCAATCATCATACATTCTACACTCAAGAGCATTTGGATGTTCATCACAATACAATTCTAATGGAGTTGGATCATGATCATCGTCTGGATGATTTGCTTGATAATGCTCCAAACTTCCTAACTCATCCTGCAAGTGACGCCTGCGTTGCCCACTTGTATTTGGATTATCAAGTTCATCGCGGTCATCATTAATATGTTGTTGAAGAGTACGGTCTGTCATAATGGTATTTTACCAGATGTGTGGTTTCCAATTCTACCAAAAGAATCTCTTACTAAGTTTAATTTTGTATAGGTTTCTTTTGGAGAAATATAATGACATAAATCTGCTATAATATATAGACCTCCATATTCCTTATTAATCTCTTCATCCGCTGTAGACAACTGTTTAGCGTCACAAAAAACAACATCTCCAGCGTGTAAAGAGAAATCTCCAGGTATAGTAATTGTGCTCTTGATAGAAAACAACTGGTTATATCTCATAATAGACTGATTCAAAATATTTTTATATTCAAAATTTTCAGTCTTTGATTTTTCAATTTGTTGTTGAGCATTATCTCCAGAAGGAAGTGTTCCCTTATCAAGAAGATAATAAGTTGTTCTTGAAAAATCTTTATTACTTTCTGTGCGATTAAACTCTGGATTTAAAGATGGTAATTCTTTTCCAGATTTTTTTATGCCTTTCTTTTTTTCTATTTCTTTAGCATTCGGAACAACTACTTCATAATAACAAGTGAACGGATCAAACAATATTGTTCTTGTTGAGTATGCACCCATTTTAAGTTTCTCTTGCACATCAACACGATTATCCTTTGAGTATTCAAGAGCTTTAACATCATATCCAGAAGGAATGTTATCTCCTCTTGAATCTGGAGTTTGGTTAAAGATTATAGACTTTTTCTTTTCTTGACTTGATAACGTATCAATGGACTTAAATTTAAATCCTTCAGATGTTTCAAAGAAAAAATAACCAGCAGTATTTCCTTTAGCTTCCTTAAAGTTAGGAACTGCTTTCTTTGATAACCAGTTCATTGCATAGTATGGTTTTCTATTATTACCCATAAAATTATAATTATTTGAAGTCTCCTCAATATCAACTTTCTTTTTAGTTGCAAGATAATTTGGTGCAGTTAAAATTTTTGCAATATGATCAGATACCTTTCCATCAAATCTTTCATTCAGTCTAATTTTTTCATTTAAAATAAACTCTTTAGATACCAATTCCAACTGAATCATAGACTTAGTTGTATCATCACTCAAAGGAGTGACTTTATTCACATACATTGTTAGGTTTAATTCTGATTCATTATTATCTTTAAATTTTAATGTAACTTTTTCTTGACCAACTATTGGCAATCCTTCAAGAGCAGTCTTATCATCAATGGTATTTCCAGCATCAGCAAAAGTATAAGTTACTCTAACCGTATCTTGAAGGATGCTTTCATAATACATTAAGCGAACAGCACCATTTACAACACTAACTGTTTTCCCCTGATTCTTGTTTGATGCTATATCAAACTTTTCTATGTAAGACGGTTGTGCGCTTTTAGATGTTATTTGATTTGCCATTGTTTATTACCTCTTATCTCTATTTACCCACCCTGATATAAAGATTCAAATGGATCTGTTTCATCTCCACCAACATATATTAATCCACCAGAACCAGTATCACCACTATCTGCAGAGTATAAACCAGGTGACATATCGGCAATCATAACAACTTGCTCAGATCCATATTCATAAGAAGCAAAGTTTCGTAATACATTTATCGCCTGATCATATTTTGCAGTATTCAATGCTCCCAAAAATCCAGGGAAAGTTTTCTCTACAGCAGCGGTAGAGTCAGCATCAATAACAAACTCTTTTCCTTTTTCACCAAGCATTGCTAAATGTGGACCACCTAAAGTCATTCCACCTTTTTCAAATTTTGCGACACTGCCTCCAAGAAATTCCTTCAAAGTCTTCCTAACTCTGGCAGATCCTGCGTAATCTCTTGCACCAATAGCACCAGAACCACCCCACTGTGCTCCAGGAACATCAAAAGCAAGTCCAGAATAATGATATGATCCTGGAGCGTGACCACCAACCCTATCAAATCCCTGGAATTCAGTAACTTGTATTCCTTTAGATTGGAAAAATTTATATGCCCTAACTGCAGTATTTCTATCTCTAAATGCAATATGATCGTGATAATTTGATGGAAGTCCGTGACCACCCCTATCAAATCTACCAAATGGTGTATTTGGATCTCCGGTTATATACTCTGCAACAGAACCACCCAAACTACCCCTTTCTCCCACATAACCACCTCTACTTCCCGATGAACGTGCAGTATATCCACCTTTCTTAACAGCAGACAAGGCAGACTTAACTTTATCTACTGTCATAGAACTCCTCTGTCCAGGATAATAAAACTTCCCTTGAGCATTTGGAAGAGATGCAAATTCCTGCGACAATCCTTGCATAAATTGCTCATCACTAATTTCACCCCTCAACCATCTACGTCCACCACGATTTCCTTCAATATTGACTTTAGTGATAATCAAATCTTGATTTTCTGGACTATACAAATCTTTATCTGGATTGAGCCCAGCTGCCTTTGCTCTGCTAACAAGATATTGTGGCAATTGTTGATATTTACCTACAGCACCAGTTGCTCTTCTTGCAACCTCTGCGATAGTCATCTTAGTAGCACCTTTCAATACTGTGCTTGGATACATTGCCTCGTAGTTTCCGCCAGATTCTTTTCCAGCAATCAAATCTAATAATGGTCCCCATTGTCCACCAGCACCACCTTCAAAAGGACCTTCATCTATTTCTTTTGTTGGATCACTTTTATCTGGACCAGCACCATCCTTTCTCAACTTCAAATTTTCCTGTATTTCCCGTAAAGTCTTTTGTGCATTAGTCTCAGTCGCATCCTTAAAAGACTTTGCTACCCAATCACTAATATCGCCACCTTGAGAAATAGCATCTAATGTTTTGGGGTCAACAAATCCACCTTCAGCAAATGCAGTGAGTCCTCCCTTCAATTTTCCATCATCTATCCCCTTGGCAACCAACATATTAATACCCAACCCGACATTCTTATAGTCTTGTTGAGTTGGTTTTTGCCCTAAAAGAATCTTGGAAGTGATTGCAAGTATTGGTCCAAAGTAATCACTATCACCAAGATTCTTTCCAGCTTTTTGAATCACTTTAAAGGGATTCATAATATCAGTTGCTGCTTGCAAAAACTTAAGTGGATTTGGAAATAACCCAAATAACTTTTCTTCTCCACCAACATCTGCACCGGGAGAATTTGCTTCTACATCTCCAGGTTTTTGTGGTGTTAATCTTCTTCTATATTTGCCTTTTTTGGATACTGTTCTTCTTACTCCACGTTGAGGTCTTCCACCTCTTGTAACGCCGCCACCAGCTTTCTTAACAGTCTTTCCTTTTCCAGATGGCATTCCGCTACCAAAAAAGAAATCATAAAGGACACCACCAATAGCATCACCAGCAACCCCACCAAGCAATCCGCCAATAAAGTTTCCAGCAACAGGCACAACTGTTCCTGCAGCAGCACCTACAGCACCAAGAAGTCCAGCACCAATTGCCCTAAATGCTGCTCTTCCTGGATTTTCTCCAAGAGCAACGGACAATCCAAAATCAACTAATGCACCAACAACAGGAAGAGGAATTCTTTTTAAGAAAGGTCTTACAGAAGAAAGAAGTGCTTTATTTCCACCACGACCCATAGTTACCTTAGGTCTTTGTCTTAGTGGATTTCTAATATCAATTCCACCAGAACGACCACCACCACTTGTCGTTACTTTAGGTCTTCCGCCAGTTCCAGGTCTTGGTCTTGCACCAGCAGACACTCCTCCCTTACCTTTACTTCCACCAAGTCTACCAGAACCGGCAGCAACCATTCCTGCAATCAATGCAAGATTCAAAAACTGATTTAGAAGTCCAGAAAGTTGTTCAAATTGCTTTACTCCATCATTACCAAAAAGATTTTTTACAAAACCACGAGTAGCATCATATGCTTTATATCCCCAATCAATAAAAGTCACAAGACCATCTAAAAGTTTTCCTCCAACACCAAGAACAAAATCAGTTGCTTGTCCTAAAAATTTAACAATAGGAATTATTTTTGGTAAATGATCAACTAACCTAACTGCAAAATATCCAAGGATAACATTACCAATAAAGTTCTTTACCCAATCCAAAAATCCCATTCGGGGAAGACTTGGCATTTTTATTTTGCCAGATTCTGCTTTTGGTTTTGTTTCTAATTTTTCTTCTATCTTTTCTCTTCTCTTAGAACTATCTTGCTTTTTAGATTCGCTCAGTTTTTTCTTTTCTGCTGCAAGGGTTCCCTTTAAAATACTATCAATCTCAATTACTTTGACTTTAATAATTCCCAAATTTTTTATTGACTTATTGCCTAAAGCAACCGAAGAGGAAGAAGAACTCTTGATGAGAGTCTTATTCGTTTTTGCTAATGATCCTCCAGATGGAGGTAAAAACTTTTGAATGTTGACTGCCATTTACTTAAATGTGAATTCCAAAAAGATTAATTTTGGTTCTACTTCCTTTAGTAGATGCACTAAAACTTGGTGGTTTTGAAGCAGCAGGACGATTATAAACGGAGGAAGGTTTATTTTTATTTGCAGATTGTGGATACGTGTATATAACTGAGGGTTTAGATGGAGGTTTTACTGGACGAACTCCTGCATTTTTTGGACGAGCAAACCTTGATTGGTATGGTCCAGACTGCTTTCTTCTTGGATCATTGGGTTTATACATCGTCATCGGTGAAGAAGTCACTTTTGGTTTTGGTTTTCCTGTTTTTGGATCAATATTTTTGACAGATCCAACATCAATTTCAGATCCCAAAGCCCTTTGATTCATCCATCCAACATCTTGAGCAAATTTTCCTGCCATTGATGCAATATTATATAATCCCTGTCCAAAATCACCTTTCTTTATGGCATCCATAGACTTTTTGGCGTATACCCCAACAGGTTCATTAAAGTTATATACATCATTGGTAACTATTCTATCTCCTTTTTGTGTTCCAGACCACCTACCAAAAGTAGAATTAAAAAATTTACCTCCACCAAATCCACCAGAACCACCTAAAGATTTAAGATCATCAGTGTATTGTCCAGATCCGGGTCCAGATACTCTATTCCATTCCATAGACATTTTTCCACCTGGACCAACTCGCAATCCATTTGCAGCTGCAGTTCTATCAATCATCTCTTGTCTTGCTTTGTCAACAGATTCATTGCTCAAAACTTTAAATGGTCTACCTAAAGGACCCATCATAGCTTTAAGATAAGTAACTGCAGTCATACCAAAAGCATTTCCTGTTGGGATAGGAATCAATCCCCTATTCATCGTATCTTTTAGAAACCCCTTTGGCAAACTCTGTACCCAAGCATCATACTTACCAATAGCTTCCTGACTTTTTTTTTCATTATTTTTCGCCATTGTCTTATATTTTTCACCAGTTCCCAACTTACCAACAGATGTGGAGGCATTTTTGGCAATTTCTTTAACAGTGTTAAAGTTGTTTTGTAAGGAACTTAATGCTCTATTTCCAAGATTTGTTACATCACTTTGAATTTTATCACTTGCAAAATATCTCTGTGCTTTTACTCCCTGATTGAGAACACCACTAGCAGACTGCTCTATTGCATTCTGTGCAGAAACACCAGCCTGTCTCGCTAAACCTTCTGCCCATTTATATTGAGGGGCCAAACCTTTTAAAATTTCATTTACATAATACTCACCTCTACCAATAAGACCACCACCAGCAGCATAAGTGGTTCCACTTATAACCTTTGGTTTGTTGGTTCCGCCCCCAGCGGCATTCATTGCTTCAAGGGTATCAACTCCATACTTGGCAACGGCACCACGAGACATAACAAATTCGCCATCGCTAAGCATTGCAGGGACTTTATCAACTCCCTTTTCACCACTTACGAATCCACTGGCCAGTCCACCACCACTAAATCCATACGACTTAGTTTTACCTGTTTGTAAGTAAGAAACTTGCTCATCAATTTCAGATCCTTTACCTTGAAGTTTCTCAAAGAGATTTAAGTTTGCCTTTTGTTGTTGAAGAGACTTTATCTTATCTTCTTTACTTCCTGGTTGTTTTGATGTTTGTCTTTCCTGCTGATTAACTGTCCCAGGAAACATTGCAGGAACTGTTGCACCCGCAGTAAAAAGTCCCAATCCTATACCAACAGGACTCTTAATAAATTTAAGAAGTTGTGGTATGGCAACTTTTCCAATCTGGAATATAAACCTACCAACAAGACCTACTGTTCCCCTAATTAATTTACCAAAACTTGTTCCAAATAAAATATAAGATCCAAGTAAAGCAGGCCACCAATCTTTAACGAAACGAATGATTGATTTGACCTTACTTGCATTGGTAGGATCACCTAACCATTCCACAAGTTTATACACAATTCTTCCCATTATAACAGTAGTGAAGAATTGAATGATTCTATCAAGTAAAGATTTTACGGGTGCTATTATCTTTTCTGCTACTTTTTTTAGACCTTCAAATCTTTTTTCTAACTTACTTTCTGCAAGTGCTCTTTTTTCTTTCTCGTTTTTTCTTTTATCATAAGCAGATGAATCATCTGCTACTTTCTTTTGTTGTTTTAAAGTTTCACTTATAGAAACAATTGAAGAAGTAATTGCTACTATGTTGTCTTCTAAAGATTCTTTTAACGGAGACTTTGCAATTGCCTGCGAGGGCAAAAGTCCTTTTATTGGACTATCACCTATAAGTTTTCCTTTAATATTTCCAACATTAAAAGAAGATGCAGATATTTTTTTCTTCTTAACTTCAAATCTACCACTATCTTTTTTACTCTTAACTCTCTTATATTCCTCAGTTAAGAGCATAACTTCTTCAGTAGGAATTGTTTTTTTGGTCATCCTACTTTTGACCATTGCCTCTTTAAGAAGAGTCAAATAAGTTTCATAATCAAGATCAAAAACATCCTCAAGCCCAATAAGACTCAGTATCCTGCTATCAATTTCCTCTTTTGGATTAGAAATGGGCATTGTTCATCTGTTGTTTTTGTTTTAACTCTTCTTCTTCAAGATGCTGTTGTAATAATGCAACATATATGTCCCTTTCCCAAGGGATCATATTTTCAATCTCCCATAATGAATATTTATGGTATTGCATTAACGAAAAATTAAGTTTGAAGTAATTTTCAAGATCCATATGGATCATACTTATGCGAAAAAACTTGCTAACCCTTCTAACACCACTTCACTTTCAATTTCAGTTACTGGATTAGTCACCTTAATTGTATGAGAAAGTTTTGGCATTGTCTCAAAGAACTTCTCAATATCTTTGAACTGAGATGAGTTCATTGACTCCAAAAAGTCTGCCATTTCTTTTTTAGTTACATCTGCGGCAGTCCAAACTTCTTCTTCAGTAAAAATTTTATCAATGCAAGACGCAATCAATTCAAAAGATTGATCCATTGCATTCTTATCACTAAAATCAAAATTACTCTTAATAAACTGATCTAAAGATGGATACTTCATTTCCATCATAATAGAATCATCAAGTTTGATTCTATTTGAATGCTCTTCATTTTTTTGAACTTTAATGTCATCCAAATTAATTTTTACTGGAACTTGAGTTTCCCCATCATCTGGACAAATAATATTAACTTCAAGTTCTTCTCCAACAGACTTACCACGAATATTCAAAAACAAATATTCAATATCAAAAGTAGGAAGAGATTCTACTTTAATATTTTTGGTAAGGATACAACTTTTGATAACTGTTTTAATTGCTGTCGTAATTTGCTTGGTATCTTCACTCTCCAAAGCAATTACAAGTAGCTTTTCTTCTTTAACAAGAAATGGTCTATATTGAATTGTTTCTCCAGTTGAGGGCAATTCAAGTTCATAAGTTGGTGTAGAAATCTTAGGTAAAGGCATAATATCCTATAGAACTTCAGGTGTGATTATTTATGGGGGGTGGACAGATGAGGAAGTGTCCACAAGAGCATGACGAAGAAAGAATTTTGCCCTATAATAAAGAGGTAAACAAACAAAGCAATGCGTCGTTTTTTCTTTAGTCTTGTCTTTCTCTATGGAGTAGGTCTTTCAATGTACTTTGGTTCTTGGGGAATCCGCGATATGGCAGCCTTAGAAAACGCAGTTGCATCAGGTTCCCAGCATGAAGAAATGCGGCATCGAATGAACGTGTCTGCAGAGGGAAACTGGTTTCTTCTAGCAAACTTGATTGCAATCACCGGTGCTCTTGGAACAATCGGCACTTCTAAAAACGATGATTAATATCTTAAAAAAATTATTCATAGCATACTGTATTTTTGTATGCACTGTTTTTGGTGCTGGTTATATATTTGCTGGTTTAGCAACTCTGGGCGTTATTCCTCCACCACCAACGGATTGGAAAGATAAATGAGGGTCTTATGACCCTCTTTTTTTATACCCCACTAAAAGGAGATATTGGTCCAACATTCCTACCAACATAAGGAAGTCCAGCCTCAACTGGTCTTTGATTGGAATTAATAGCATTGACTATTTCTTCACCCTCATAAACCTGAAGAGAATTACCAGAGGATAATGCATTTTGAACTGATAATCCTCCAGTTGTATCTACACCAAACTGAGGATTAGTAAAAGTTTGATATGCAGCAACATTAAATCCTGCTTGCTCTAATGGATTATTTAGAGATGACTGAGAATTCTGTACGTCTGGTGGTGGTGGAGCAGAACCATTGAGATCTTCAATATAGTATCTGGAATAAGTAAAGGAAACAGTACACTTTAATAAAGAAGAAGAATCATAAGATATTGGCATAGAAGATATGCTAATAGGATATGCTTTTAAAAAAGTATATGTTAGTCTAGACTGATAATCTCTTTCAAATTTAACAATAGAGAAATTTGTTTGATATTCTTCTGGATATCTAACACTATAAAAAAAGTTTGGTAGTTGAAGTCCAACCGCACCAGATGGACTTCCACTAATACTTTCATTCATAATATACTTAATCCAAGTTTCAAAGAATTTAATTACAGTATATTTTGTATCAACATAAAAAGTTAAATCAATTCTGTCATCATAAATTCTACGGTATGCGTGCCTTTCAGTAACACCAGTGTAGTCATTATTAATCTCAAGGGTTGCCAAACTTGATCCAGGTAGAGTTGCTTCGCTACAGGCAAGTTGCAAGTTAGATTGTTCAGTTGAAAAATTAACACCATTTTTTGACATTATCTTACTAAAGTCGCCAGCATTACCATTCGGCATTGTGAGATATAACTCGTAATGAGATGTTAATGCTGGTTTAAGCAAAGAACTTTTTATTTGAGATACGCTTCTTGCTGCTGGCTTTGGAACTGCCATCTATAAATACTTTTTGACCGTATATATTATGTAGTAAGGATAATGGCAGAAAGCATTAAGAGCAAATATAAATAATATGTAATACTTAATTCATAATGAAAAAATTTATTAAATTTAACACCAAAAATTTAAACGAAGTATTTAATATTGATTCTCCACCAGAAATTTTATACGAAGAATATGAAGGGTATTCTGGATATGAAGGAGAGTTCAATCCATTTTATGGTAAGAAGCATTCAAAAGAAACTAAAGAAAAATTAAGACAAATAACATTAGAACTTTGTAAAAATGAATCTTTTAGAATGAGTAGGGCAAATTATGGAGAAAAAAATGGAATGTATAAAAGCGAAAGATTTGGAGAACTAAATCCAATGTGGGGTAAAACTCATTCTGAAGATACAAAAGAAAAACAAAGGATCAAAAGAAAAGAATGGTTTAAAAATAATAAAAGTCCAAACAAAGGTAAACCTTGCCCAGAAAGTACAAAGAAAGCAATATCCGATAAAAATAGTAAAGAGTATAAATTAATTTCTCCCAAAGGAGAAATTATAGAAATCAAAAACCTCACTAAATTTGCAAAAGAAAATAATTTAAGTATTGGATGTCTACAACACGTTGTTAATGGGAGAAATAAATCACATAAGGGTTGGAAAAATGCCGCATGATTCAAAGTATCATCAAGGATATTTCCATCCAAGAAATCCAGAAAAATATATAGGAGATCCCCGAAACATAATATACCGAAGTGGGTGGGAACTTAAATTTATGCAATGGTGTGATAGATCACCAAACATCATAAAATATGGATCAGAGGAGTTTTGTATTCCTTATTATAATCCAGTAAAGCAAAGAGTTTGTAGATATTTCCCGGATTTTATTATTGAAGTATTGGAAAGTAATGGAAAAATTCAGAAGTATGTTATTGAAATAAAACCAAAAAAACAAACTGTCCCTCCTACCCAAGGAAATAAAAAAACAAAAACATACATTAACGAGATTAATACCTATGCAGTTAATCAGTCTAAATGGAAAGCAGCACAAGAGTTTTGTAAGGATAATATGATTGGATTTAAGATTATCACAGAACAAGAATTAGGAATCAAGTAATGGCAAAAGGTTTTGGTCAATATACCAGTATTCCTCCAAGAATGAGAGAACTAAAAAAGAGAATTGACGCTGCTGGTACATATGACCCAGAAGACCTGATGCTAATTATCATGGATGTATTAAAGGAAGAAGTATTATACCCAGAGCCAGGAAAGTTTTATACCTTTATTTACTCACCAAAAACACCTGACATTGAATATGATCAACACCCTTTGATTGCTTGCACATCCTTAGAGAGATGGGGATTCAAAGGTATCAACTTTCACTGGAGAGAAGGAAGACAATATACATGGGAAGAAGTTGTGGGTAAACTTCATGTTGTAAAGTATGAAGAACTCGATGAAATGCTTTCTATACCTTATGCAAAATTCCGTCTAAATAAATAAAAACCCCCCTCATAAATGTCTCATACTCTACAAAAAATTGAGATAATTACTCCTGTAACAAATTGGAGGGATTTTTGATGCCACAACTTAACGGAAACACATATGAAGCACTTTCGGGTCCAAGTGAATTAACGATAGAGGGTGTAAAATATGATGTTAGAACAAGAGTAGTATATAACAATAGTGGAAGAACAGGAACGATTGATTCTGAAAAACCAATACAGTATGAATTCCAATATAGACAAAAACCAGATATAGGAAATCCAGCACCATCTTGGACACCATTAGCAACAAGATCAACTGACAAATCAAAAAATAATGGTTGGGTATTTACTCAAGCAGCAGGACCTGGATTTAAAAAGGAATTAGTTAAACCAGGACCAAATACTTTAACAACATCTATGGATAGTGCGGCACAAAACGCATTAGCAAAAGATGCAAACGTTCCTGTTGCCAGAGCCCAACAAGCAATAGGAGCTGCACCAAACAAAGCATTACCAACAGTCGCTGCAGATCAGAATCCCAACGCAGCATCTGGTGGTCCAAATCAAGCACAAGCAGCAGCACAAGGAGGAACACTAACTCCAGAACAAGCGCAAGAATCAATAAAGGATTTAACTTCAAAAGAAACTGAAAGTTTATCAAGATCAAAGTTTCCACAAAACTTAAGATATCCTGCAAACTTACAAATTAATCAGCAAGATGTAATTAAATTCAATATGGTAAAATATTCTCCAAGAAAATTTAAAAGTGGAGAAGGAACAATAAACCCAATTCAAGAAAGAAGAAAAATTACAGACGAATTAATTATCGGGAGCGTCTACTTACCAATACCCGGAGGAATTACAGATACAAATGCTGTTACCTGGGGAAGTGATTCTATGGATCCCATACAATCAGCTCTCGCAAACATTGCTATGCAAGCAATCGGCGGTGGTGGTGAACCTGCTGCAAACAGCACTGCAGGAACAGTTACGGATATTTCCCAAAATTCAACAGATGCAAAATCCTGGGTTAAAAGTTATTTTGCTCAAGCAGCAACGGGAACAACAAACCTATTGTCAAGAACCCAAGGTGCAGTTACAAATCCAAATATGGAGTTGTTATTTACGGGTCCAACCTTAAGACCTTTCACATTTACTTTCAAATTATCCGCAAGAGGCAAAGCTGATAGGGAACAAATTAGACAAATTATAAGATTCTTTAAGCAGGGAATGGCAGTTCAAAGAACACAATCACAACTTTTCCTTAAAGCGCCACATACATTTAAAATACAATATCTACATAGAGAAAAAGATCACCAATATATTAATAAGATTAAAGAATGTGCATTGCAATCCTTCACAGTAAACTACACTCCAGAAGGAAATTACATGACATTTGCAGATGGTTTAATGACTTCTTATGAGATAACAATGCAATTCCAAGAACTTGAGCCAATCTTTAATGATGATTATGGAAATATTGACGGTAATGCAATAGACTCAGAAATAGGATACTAAAATGGCAACACCATACTTTAGACAACTACCATCTTTTGAATATGTTAGCAGATTACCAGATGCTAAGATTAGTGATTACATTGAAGTAAAGAACCTATTCAAAAAAGGAACACTTCGTCCAGATATTTTTCAAGAAGTATCATTCTTTGAAAAATACAAAATTATTGGAGATGATCGCCCAGATAACGTTGCGTATCAAATCTATGATGATTCATCTTTAGATTGGGTAATTCTTCTCTCAAACAATATTATCAATATCCAAACAGAATGGCCAATGACTCAAGTATCTTTTGATACTTACTTAAGAGAAAAATATGGAGTTGGACTGAACACAGAAGAAGAAATCTATGCAAAGATTTATGGTGTTCATCACTATGAAACAATTGAAATTAAAAATAGTCAAGGAGTTGTAATCATTCCAGCGGGTCTGGAAGTTCCTCAAAACTATGCTTCTGGTTGGTCTTATTATGATGCGTTCAGAGAATCACAAGTTACTCTTTCAAATGTAACTACCCCAGTTACTAACTATGAATATGAAGAAAAACTTGAGAATACAAAGA